TCAATACTGCGTGGTCGTGCTTTATCAATACTATCACCCTTTTGTGATGCAAGCGGCTTAGGTGCGTTACTGGTAGCTTGTCGCGCTTTTTTCATGCGCTCTTCAAGCTTACCTATCTCAACAGCCTGAGCATACGGATCGGTAATTTTACTAATACGCCCAAGCTCCGCTTCTTGTGTTTTAGCAGCAGCATAAATAAATGCAGCCGGATCGCTCATGCCACGAGTTGCTATAACCATTTGCGGTGTCAACGGCTTACCTTGTACTACTTGCTCGAAATCCGCGTATTTAGCAGCGCCAGTATTAAACTTTGCTTCAAATTGTGCTTGTTGCTGCTGTTGTTGTTGTTGCCACTGATGCTCTTGAAATTTTTGCTCACGCTTTGATAATGTTTGCTCTACAAATGACTCTAATTGCGCTTCCCAATCTTCAGTGAGCTCTTGTTGTGCTTCTGGTCGTGACTGTTGTAATTGTGCTACACGTTCAGCTTCAAGACGTGCATATTCACCGCGAGCATTGCGATCGCGCATCATCTGTTGTACTTCTGCCTCAGTGTATGTGCGCTCTTTCTTGGATACCGTTGTGCCATAATCGTCAGTGGTTACGCTATCTTCAGAGCTTGTAGCATGCTCGATTGGCTCACTAGATATCGGCTTTGTATCATCAGTATCTAATGGGGGTGCATCCTCGTGTGTTGGAGCCTCCAAAGGCTGTGCACTTGGTTCATTATATTCTGCACCAGCTGGCACATCAGATGCTTCTATCGTTTGTAGCAAATTATCAATATTCGTTAAAGACATAATTATTCCATAAGTTTGTGATCTAAGGTTGCGCCATGGGTTAGCAATTTAACTAAGTTATCCGCGTGAGATATTTGCTCATTTGACTCTGTGCGTTTATTCTCTGACATGTACCGTAGCTCCATCTCTTGTAACTCAGCTGCAGCTACTGCTTTCTTAGTCTCAAGCTCTTCCCATTTAATTTGTAATTCAGATTGTGATAACTGCGCTTCATTAGCCAGTTTTTGCTGCTCCATTTCCAATTCTTGTTTTTTAATTTGCATTTCCTGCATCTTAATCATGACCATTGGATCCGGTTGTGGCTGTGCAGGAGGTACTGGCTTCCCAGTTTTACCCGACTCAATAACTTCAGGTGGCACAATAGTACGTAAACGATTGCGCAGCTCATTCGAGTTGTTAAGAGGTAGATTCTCAACATAGAGATCGGCAATCAGATTAAATAATTGTGGATTGGCTTGTAAAATCATCTGCATCGAATCCAGCGCTTCCTTTTTTTGTCCTTCCCAGGATGGACCGGGAACCAGGCGTATTTTGTAATTGCCGACAGTCATATCGTTTTGAACCTGAGCACCGTATTCGTCTTGTGACTGATTAATAGTTACCGGTGACATGCCAGAATCTTTCATGTTGAGCATTAAACTACGTTCTGTGTCATAAATTGATGGGATCATCTCATCAATAATACTAGCAGTACATGCAATAGCGCGGTTTAAAGAATCAAAAGGTATATAAGTACTATAAGCACCACGCTTAGTCCGAGCATCAATCGCCGCTCCCGATATCTCATTACCTTGCTCCCCTAGTTGCGCATTGTACATGCCAGTACATGACTGTATGTCCATCAGAGCTCGTTCATATTGTTGCACTAAAGACTGAGATAATTCGGGTGGACGTAATTGCTGGGGTATAAATCCAGATTGTACCGGATCGAATTTAAGTCCCCCTTGGATGTTAACAGGGTCGCGCCAAATAGCCGAAGTCTCAGGACTACGAGCATTACCCGCTTCAATCATGAACTGATCGTAACGACCAATCTTTAGTAAATAGGCAGATTGCGTAGCAATGTAGTTAATATAACGCTGTGCATCTTTTGTATCTTTAATAAATGGCCTAATAACTTGCTGACCCTGTTTTGTGTAAAACGATGATTGATCAACAAAAATAACCGGCAATTGCTGCGAAGGGAACTCTTCAGCTTCAAGTTCATAGTCACCTGCAAACATGTAATGCATAACTTTATAACGAGGTGCACGCCTTTGCGTAATGATAGTGACTAACTCCTCACCATCTAACAACATCTCATCATCACCCACCATCATACGCTCAAGCTCTTTAAACGCATCACTATCAACCGTACGACCGTTTGATAGCTTATATAATGTAATCGTTGAATATTTACGCTCGTAGTAATCAATAATTGTGATAGTGTCATCATCATTAAAAACAGTACCCTCACCAATCGCGCTTGGGGCAATATCCGCTTCTAATTTCTTGCCATAGACTGAAGCAAATTTCTTTCGACTCATGCGCGTTTGATATCCTGCAAACATACCGTCGGTCTTGCACGGAGTAATAGCGCTGGGATCCCAAAAGTAACGAGTAGGTATTTTACCCTCACGGATACGTATGACTTGATAAAAGCTTGTATCACTTTCGTACTCTGTATCTATGTGCCACGCACCATATCCACCGGATGCAGCACATTGAAACCCGGTTTGATACACAATCTTTGCATCAGACTCAAATGTAATATCTTTAACTAATGCCTCACGTACCGCAATGGTCTCAACCGGAACATTTTCATCCGGGATGCATTCAATAGAGGGGGTATTTTGTCGTTGCTCACCAACTAAATGATTGATTAGTGGGGCTACTTTATTCATTGTTAGGGGTATTTTTTTGTAACTCTCAAAGACTCGCGCTTCATCATCTAACCACTGATTACCCCACACGAATTGATTAAATTCGTTATACGTATCAACATTATCTTTCCAATAATTAGTCCAAGCCTCAGTATTGTTACGAATTTCTTGTGCTTTTTCTGGGTTTTTGCGAGCCATGATGCGTCCTTTTCAAATAGTACTTAAGATTAGCACACTAGGTAAACATTCTGCCATGCGCAGCGGGCATAAAATTAGTGGCAAAACTAGTTGTTCCCGCATTTTGACCCATCGCAAATGTTAATGATAATGCATCGCCAATATCAGGCGAGGACATACCCCGCGATTTCAAGTCATCTTTTGACTCAATTAATAGTTGACCGTTAGAACGATGTTTATAGCCAAGCCCACACAAATCACGTTGCAACTCATCAGTATCAGGTATTTGCACTGGCAATTCGCCCATGAGCCAATCGCGCATCTCAGACCAAATCTCAGCGCGCTGATTACCAAATCGCTCTTTATCATTAGCGCTACGCGCAACGTTAATGCCCTCTACACAGCTATAACCCATCTCTAACAGACGATCAACAACTCCTGCACCAATACCAATGCAGTCAATAAACACATGAGCTGGCCGCTCTCTATCAATCAAAGTCTTAAGTTTGCCGGCTAGTTCCATTGTGTTGTAATTGCGAAGCACTTCAATATCATACGCTACGCGACCCTTTCTTTTTATGATAGCACAACGATCGTTATCACCAATTGCCGGATCCACACCAATTATAAGCGGCGCTGTTGGTGACACATCAACATGCACTTTACGTGCCCGAGCCACATGTACTGATGCAATAAACGTATCGTCAATCGGATTACTAAAAGCCTCAGAACTGCAACACGGATATTCCTGCGCAAAAAGTTTTAATCCAACATCATGATCACTACTAAATTGACCCATCTTAAATCTGCGCCAATAAATATGCTCACGTGTCATGCCATCACTTTCATAAAGTTTTAACAACAACTCTTCTTCATCCGATAAAAAAATCTCATCTTGTGACTGCTTATAATAAGCCTTGTATTCGGGCTGCCAGTACCAAGGCACAAATATTGCCTGGAACTCACTCAATCCCTGCTCTGCAGCAACCCACGATTGATGAAAAAAGTTACCAATACCGTTTGCCGTTGACTCAAGTATAATTTCAGTTCCTGACTCATCGCTAACCGCTTGGAATAATCCTTGTGCATGTTCTTTTGCGTTAGGCCAGAACGAAACCTCACTGCCATGAAGTAATTGAATAGTCTGAGAACGACCCGTCCCCTTTGCCCCAGCGGTCCCTATCGCATATCCGCTATCAATCGTCTCAAATTTAAGCTCTTTTTGAGAGTCTCTGTTTGCTTTAGGACAAAGCCCAGCAGGCAAGTATTCGTAATAACGCTTAGTCATCTCAAACAAGTTTTTGGTTGCTTGACTATCATGTGTAAGGATGAATGTTTTAAAGCCTCGTGTCGTGATTGTTTTGTGAAAATAACGTGCTTGAATAAGAGTTGAGACGCCCTGTTGACGACCCTTAAGACACACCGCACGCACCTTGCCAGTGGCCTTTAATTGCGACTCAAGACGCTCATGTATGTAGAGTTGTGCGCGGTTCATAATAAAAGGCGTAACTTGACCGGATTTGGTGCGTATCTTAAAGAATTCTTCGGAGAAAAACTTGAAGTCTTTGAGTCGTGACAAATCCACTACGAAAACTTAAGATTTGCTAACGCTTGCTCTAACACTTTAATGCGTGTGTAGATGCCCTCTACATGTTTTGTAAGCTGCGTGAATTGGTCTTGTAAAACATAATGATGCTTCACTACTGCAAGCAGTTGTTTTTGCTCATCAGTACTATCCACATCATTTTCAAAAATAGCGCCTGTATCTGTCATAGCTTCTCAAGTAATTTTTCGATTAGAGTGTTACTTGTAGCGACAGCCTCTTCGTCGCGATAATCTTGTCTAAACCGATTCTTCATCACAAATTGCCAACTGGATCCAGCAAATCGCTCAGTCTCACCGAAAATAGCACTCTTGCCTTTCTCTTCCCACCAGATTTGACTAGCCATTTGACCCGCTGTGCATGCGTCATGAAAGTCGGGATGAGTACGATTCCACTCATAATACGTATCTCGATTTATCCCAAGCTCATGACACACCTTCACAATGCTTGCGCCTTCGCTAAACAAAATCGGTATGCGCTCACATATATCAGCACTATAAATCGACGGTCGCATAATCTACCTTTGTTCAAAACCACTAGTTTATTGTCGGAATACCACTATTTCATAACTTGTTTGTTTGACTTAGCAGCTTGCATAGTAGCATCAGGATACTTAGCCTGCTTGTCAGCACGAGCATTCCATGATGGATACATAGACATGTCATTCTGCATCGCAACAGTCTTTTTGTAACCACTTGGCATACAATAAGACATATTTTCTACCGCTTTATCATCGTAATCAGACATTTTAGCACTCCGTTGTAATGCACAAAAAAAAAATAAAATAAACTAACTAGATTATGTTATGACAAATCAAAACTGTCAACTAGTCAACAACTAAACAACCATACTTCGCTAACAATATATCAATCCACTCGCGAGATGCTACTAAATACGCCCTGCGTGCAACCTCATCTGCAACTAAACCCATATAAGCACCCGGCATAATAACCCCCAAAGACCCGCAATAACACTTATCCACCAAAACTGTGTATATACCTGTTGATTAATAGTGTAACCCCAATCCCAGCCTGGTGCATAGCCTATCTAGACCTTTAAACCAAAAAGCCAAAAAATAAAACCAACTATTGTTTTTATATACCACTATAGATCTAACATATATATATGATAAATCAGTTGACATGTATATGATGATTGCGTATACTACGATTCAATACTTAAAACATTAAAACAAGGAA